GAATAAATCTACCATGTCTCTCGCCATAATTGTAAACTTCTCGTAACCTTTTTCTGTAGCACGTGCAACCATATTGAAACCCATGATGTAGTTTGAATCCTCAATCACGATATTCTTAATGTGTGGTGCCTTATCTGATATAGCACGTAATCTACGTGAGATATCAATTGCGTCATCTAACTCTGCATAGTTCTTATTCTCTGCATTATACAGTTTCTCAGAACCTTTGAATGGTAATTCTTTCTTTGCAACGTTAATGATGTACGTTTCTTTTGGATCTAGGTGCTTGATGGATGTGGATTTTCCCGTTCCTGTAGGCCCTACAACCCCGATTAACTTTGAGCTCATATTTAGTTATTTTGTTGTTAATTAATACTCTAAATTACTAATTTCTGCTAACATTTACAACCCTAATTTTCTCTTTGTCAAAGAATTCTAGAGCTTTATTTAACAACTTTTCTTCCACAGGTTCATCTGTAGAAATGATGTAAATGTCTGCTTTCTTGTCTGGATTATTATACTCCATAGCCATACATCTATTGACCTTTTGAGCCAAGTTTTCTGCATTACTATCGAAGTAATTCAATACCACTTTGTTGAGAGGCTTATAGGTTACACCTGTATTGCCAATCTTTACTACAGCCATGTGATTACCCTCACCCTCTGCAAATCTTTTGAAAGCTTCCTTATCTCCTGATTTACTATGATGTGAGGCTATGCCTAAGCTATCAGCCATGTCTGTTGTACCACAGAATACAAGAACACGTTCCTGGTTATACTTCTGTAGAAGCTGTCTAGTGAGTGCAAGTTTTGCTATACTGTTTTGAATGAGTCTCATTCTCTTCAGGCGTAGCATCATTGTATTCTTACCCTCTCTTTCTAACTTATCAATCACCCAACTACAAGCATCGAAATGCTTTTTCTCAGTTCTCTCTTTACCTTTGATTGGCATGATAACTTTGTTATCCAAAGGAACTTTAAGCACTGTGATTTGATAGTCCACAATAACTCCTTCTTCTATAGCCTGCTCGATAGGATAGTGAGCTAACACTGGTAAGTCTAGTCTTTGATGTAGTTCTGCTTCTGTCCATGAGGATAGAGTTCCTGTAAGTCCTAATATATGCTTGTTCTTCAGTGTTAACTGATAGGCAGCATCTAGTTGGTTATCTGACAACAAATGTATCTCATCTATAATCACCATGTCATATAATTCTTCTGCATATTTATGCATTGACAAGTGTGTTGTATAAGTTATGTTAGGATTCTTATACCCTCTTGTTTCAAAATCTTGTTCCCAAGAGTCTTTAATCTTAGCATCTGGATAAGCAATCAAGATAGATATATCAGGCTTAAACTTATCTAGTATGTTAATCGTTGTGTAGATTTTACCAAATCTAGGACATAGATTGAGGATACCCCATTTCTTTTCCATCCAGATATCAGCAAACTCTTTCTGTCGTTTATCTCTTAAACTCATTGTTGTAAAAAGAATGTTTTATTTACTACTGATTCATAATCAGATTCAGTCATGTCTTTTCTTCTTGGTAGTTCTTTGAACATACCAATCTGACCAAGAAAGCCCAAACCTATTCGTACATCATCCTCGCCATAACTATTCTTAATTAGTCTTACGGAACGATAATACTTTGCACCATATTCATCCTTTAGTTTCTCTAGTTGATATCCACTAGGATCTTCAACCTTGTAACGCATAGGATCAAATAATGCCAACACAACATCAGCATCGTTCTGTGTGCTTGAACTGTCTGCAAAATCCTCTAGCTGAGGTTCTACATCACCATTCTTAATACGCATAGGATTAGCAATGTCACGATTGAACTGAGATACTACCACTGGACTATAACCATAGAAGTCCCTGGCGTAACGCAGCTCATCAGACATCTTATCTATAGAAGCTTTCTTTGTAGGATGATCTTTAGTAAGCTTGAGCAAACCAATGTGATCAACAACTACAAGAGTTATTTCATTAGGATCATTAGGAATATATTTCTTATTCCATTTATCCACTTCAATAACTTCACCACGTTCCATAGCATGATCTCTAAGTTCTTTTGCTATACCTACAGGATTCTCTGGCCCATCGATGATAGTGATTTTCTCTTTCATCATTTCACCATACTCCTCATACTGTAAGAATAGATCATGCTCATCGTGACTCATCTTATCAGTCCAACCTAACATCTTGCCTACAGGAATAATAATGCCTTGATCTAGAAAGATCTTACGGCTAATCCATTTGGCATACTTGTAGGTTCTACTACGCTCCATTGATCTATAGATAATCTTTAGATTAATCCCAGACGTTTGTCCCTCTGGTGATAAAGACCAATCAAATGGATTTAGTACATACGCATCATCGATGAATGAAGTTTTACCAGAACCAGTTAGTCCACCTACAAGAGTATACATAGACTTACGAATACCAATGTATCTATTCAGTCTATCAAACCCCATAGGTATACCACCGTTCTTACCACTCAAGCCATCTTCTACAGCTAATTTTAAATCTTGAAAACTCATAGCTTTTCTATTTCTTGTTTAACTTCTTGCCAATACAGAATTAAATTAATTAACCCAAGCCCTCGTAAATCTGATTCTTGAAGGTCACAATTTAATGTTCGTATTATTTCATCTACTGCTATTAATGCAAAATTCATACATTTAACATAATCCTCATCAAATAAAACATTATATCCAAATAGTGATTCTTCAAATTTTGAAACAAGTTCTACTGCCTTTTCTTTTGGTGTCATAATATATCTCTTTTTAAATGTCTGTTCCTCCTACTGGTTTAACTGATTGTTTAACTACTGCACCAGCTCTAATCAATTCAATGAATGGTTCATAACTTCTTTGATTAAGATATGTCAAAGAGTTCTGCATAAACGATAGTTTATTCTTCTTCTCTTTGTACGATGCTTCTTTCTTCAAGTGTACATCATGTTTCATTGCATCTATCAATTCTTGTGCTGTGTATTCTTTCTCTGATAGAATTACATTAAACTTAATTCTACAGTCTTCTTTACCAGAGCGTAGGGAGCGGCTTCCCTGAAACTTAACTCCTAGATATTCAAAGGAATCTGTTCCAGGGTAAGCATCCCACCAGTCATCAAACTCTTGTGCTGAAATCTTGGGCTTTACGAACTTCTGTCGGGTTTTAGCTTTCAGATACTCCAGTAGCTTAGTTCCTGTTTCTGTTATCTTATACTCTGATGTAATCAATCCCTTTCTATGGATTGACTGACACAAGATTTGTAATTTAGGATTGTCTTCAGATATCAGTCTAACATCATACTGTTCGTGAATCATCAAGAGCAGAAACACCATGTCCATCGTGTATCCTTTGGCTATCATGTCTTCGAACTGTTCTATGCTTATGTCTATCTTCATCTTTAAATACTTTATCTTGATCTATAACTTCAATTCTTGGTAGATGCTCGTCTAGCATCTGATCAGCCAACAAATATACAAAATCTTTGGCTGCGGCATACTCATAATCTTCCATGTTATTCTTCTTTTTTATATACAGGAAATGTTATTTCATCTCCATCTAAAGTGATGTCAATAACCATGTATTGGCCTGATGTACCTAGTGTATCAATAAGATAGTATTCACCAATAGTAGCATTGCCAGTTAACTTTATTTCTTTAACTTGAGTGTGTCCCACCACTTGAACAAAATGCTCTTGTAAATGAGTGTCAGTATTTGATCTTAGTAATGATAACGGTCTAATCCAAATAGGAGATGATGTTGGACTATCTCCATGAGGTTCCCATCCTGCAAACTCAAATACTTTAGGAGTGAATTTAAACTTATCATTAACCCATTCTATAAGATCATGTTCTATGCTATAGCCATGAATAGTTAACCAATCGTGACTAATACCAGCATGACTAAATACAAAATCAATTAATCGATAACACATCTGTAGATGTTCTTTGTTATCTTCTAGTAATTGCTGTATAGCAGGTGCAGCACCTCTCTGATATCCTGAATAATGCTCAGATACACCTCGCATGTAGTGATAGTCATGATTACCAACTAACATTATTACCTCAGCTTGTCCTGATTGTTTGTATTCTACAATCTGTTTAAAATTATCCATCTGCTCAGCAGCTGTATAATTATCATAGCTATCAAAGTAGTCTCCAATAAATATCACTCTATGTGGATTTTCTTTTGCTATAATCTCTTTCCAATACGGACGACCATGTGTGTCCCCTAGTACTAATGTTTTCATATTTCTTTTTCTATAATTGTTTTTTCGTAATCATTTTTCTTTTCTTTAAGATAAGAAATGTAATTAATTGCAGCATCCTGAAGATGAAATGATCGTTCGTATATATCATCTATATACAGGTTATACGTGAAACTTATCCTATCTCGACCTTCCTTATAATAAGCTTGTCTAACTTCTACTACTTTTATTTTCATTGTGTGCTATTTAAAATGTAAATAAATAAAGAACTTTTATCAAGTTCTTGGTAAAATGCAATTCTTATTAGCATAATGCAACTGAATACTGTATCTTTGTATAAAATAATTATACTTCTATGATACACTTACTACTCGCTGTTATGCTAATCTGCTCTTCATTAGGAGCTACACTCTCTAAATTTTCAAAGTCTACAATCATTCGTTCTGAACGAAGACACATGAAGCCTTTGATTTTAGATAAGGAAGTGTAAAAGAAAAGCCCCAGATCTCTCTGAGGCTTTTTTTTGTCAACATTTACAATTTGTAAACTGTTACATTTTGTAACGACTTCCTAATTTGGCACGTTTTTACTTCCGACTTTGGCAAAATAGTTTATATTAGTAATGCACACTTTGTGAAAACCAAAGAATAATCCACCAAATATAAACTGACTTGATAGTGTATTACCAAGGAATGGTAACGCTGCTGTATAGCACTCTATAAGTCCTTTCATATCATGTGTGTACATAGTTCCTGACCACACCAATCCGTTAGATAGTAGGAAGAACATCAAAGCACTACCAATACTCAATGTAATTATATTCTCTGATTTTAATTGTCCCATAATAGAAATCATTGCAAACAAAATAACGTTTGCATCTATTCCCCAAGAGAACCCATCATAATACTGAGAGTATAATAGATTGTTTATCACTATGTTTGATAGCACTACACTGACAGCTGTAGCAATCCATCCTTTCCAGAAGTGATGGTAGCCAGCATATAGAGCTAACGCACCTAGTGGTGAGAAGTTAGCCCAAGCTGGTCCAGCTGTAATAATAAATCTACTTGCAATTGCTACAACTACAACTAGCACTAAGATCCAGTTCTTCATTGATAATATCCAATGAAAAACTTTTGTACTTTCTGCCAGAATGTAGGTTTATGTTTACGTCTTGCATGAAAAAAATCTTCTAGATGAGGACCAGGACATACATCATGTTCTACTACTTCTACAGGATCATAAATACGTAATCCTAAGTCTAGTTCAAACATAGCCATAATCATCTCTCCTCTTGATTTATTAACCTTGAAGGTTTTTCTAATCAATGGTAAAGCTTTCTTACGCCAAGCTTCTGTTTGTTCTGTAGTTAAACTATAAATACGCCAGAACTCTGTTGTATTCATAGCATCTTCATACGTGAGACCTATCATCTCCATTTGCATAGAGACCAACTTCCTGTTGATCTCTTCGCGTTGTTTCTCTGTTCCTGCCATTAGAATAATGATAATTGATTTGGATCTACAAAGATAGGCTTTCTTCCGCCAAGTAGTATCTTATCTACCATTTTTTGTGCACGCTCTATATAATATTCTCTATTGATGTTATCCATAGGATGATCTTTAGATAGTTTATTACATACAGTCATCACCCATTCACCAGCTTCCACTTGTGATATTGGTGCAGCACCAGATGTAGAATCAGCATTCTTAACTTTTAAGAGTTTCTCTCCAGTTTTGGAAACATAGAACCTAATGAGCTTATTATAGATTGTAGTTCCTTTCTCAGATTTCCCCTCGAAGTGGAAATCCCGTGTAGCTCGTTGACGCATTGCAAAATCATAAACATTTCTATGGCTATTAATGGTATCATCAATAGGGGTACCATTGATAAAGAACCTTTCAAGAGCAATAGGGACGATGCAAGCAGACTTGTTTTTATGGAGCTCAAAATCAGTGAGGAAATCACCTTTTTTCTTGATTCCTCCATCTGTTTTAACTGCGAGATAATCGTTAACTGTTGAGAAAATAATCTTTGAATAGTCGGTACGTTCAAGCTCATATTGTGTTAGTTCTGACCACCACGCATTTATCTCGTGCATTTTATCTAGGTCGGTTTTCTTAATTCTAATTGTTACACCGTCTGTATTAGCAGAGATAGCATGTATACCAGCTAGTTCATATGCTTCGATTAACATCATCAAAGACAATTCACCAGTGATAGTAGTAAACATAGTCAACTGTCTATCATAGATCCAGTTCTGCATATCAGAACTTTTACCATAGACAGAGTTTACAGCTAACTTCAGTGCTCCTACAATACCAGCTATTTTCTTATCGTTCTTAGCCAACGGTTTAAGTTCCAAACGCTTATTAAACATTTGTTTATAACCCTCAAGAAACTCTTTACCAAGGTGAGCGGGATAGCGACCATTATTGATAATAATAGCAGGATAGTAACTGCTAACATCCCAATCAATGATTTCGTATTCTTCATTTGCTTCAAATATTTCTGGTTTATTCTCTGTATGTAAACCACCTTTCATAAAAGAATATGTATTACCATAGAAATCTATATGTTCTTTAAAATCATCTTGCAGCCCCAGCACTGTTCCTTTCATTTTCTTTAGGAATGTCTGTAGCTGTGTAGTTTTAAATGTAACATACGGTGCAATACAGTTCTTCACCTTGATTTCTTTTCTAAAGAAACCTTTCTTAGGTAAATCAGAGTATTGTATCTTTTTCTCTTGGCAATAATACTTCTTAATCATCTCATCACCAATCTTAGAATCAGAATAGTTTAGACATGGTATACCAAATTCTTCTTGTATATCTTGTCTTAGTGCTATTTGATTGTTGCCTTTGTATAATGGATGATCACACTGACCTGTAGTTATCTTATAGAACTCATAAGTAGCAAACACGTCATTCTTGCAATAGTCACGCGTGATTTGAATCTCTTCCTGTGTCATATCCACCTTTGTATGGTGAATAGGCATCTCTTCAATGTTCTCAAGATCCATCTCAAACTCTAGTCTCTTCAAGGAAACCATACGATTCTTATTATCGTAGTGATTCACCTTGAAAAGATCTATTTGTTTGAATGACAAATCTTGTTCTCTGAATTCAGGAAACACCTCAAAGTTTGCATCATGGATCACATCAGCAGCCTTCTGGGCAATCATAGCTGTAATCTCTAGATTGTCCTTGTGGTGCCAATTATCATAGTTACGAAGGATCCATTCTACAACTTGAGCATCAAATCGTAGATTATTGTAGCCAACGAAATAGAAATCTTTATGATCATCAATGAATTTAACCATTGCATCAAGATTATTATGCCATTTGCTAACCATAAACTCGTGACAGTCCTTGGTTTCAGGATCGCAGACATTCATCAGGAAGAATTCCTGCATAGTCTCGATGTCATAGATTAGAACTTGCATTACTTGTAGTGTTCGTTATAGAATTTTCTCACTGCTCCACCTAATTCTGCATCATTAGGAAACATATGAATGTATTCTTGTGGAATAAGAACTTGTTGTTTTGGACTACTTCCTTTTCCGTAACACTCATTACACATTTGACCAATACCATCAACATAGTTGTAACGATAATCAACATGTGTTGATAGGTCATATAGAGTTTCTACTCCACACATTACGCATTTGTCTTTACTCATTGTCTTGTTGTTTAGCATCATTAAAACCTTCTAAGTAACCTCTTCTGAAGCCAACAAAACTATAGGCTTCCACAACTGTTCTGATACGGTCTAGTTCTTCCTGTGACATACCTGGATGAAAGGTTGAATGGATTCTTACTATCTCATCTGAGAAAGCTCTTGCTTTTTCTATAACAGATGACAGAAAACCATCATCTTCACCTCTACCATCTATTACATCTTCTGGGTATTCTTCTTCTTTACTCATTTTCTTGTTGTTTATTTATGTAGTACCAGTGCGTAGGTAATGGTAATATTGTTTTATCAAGTGGATAATAAATACACTCGCAATCTGAACCATCTTCCCACACAAGTGAAACTATTTCACCAATTTCAGGTTCTTTTTCATCAAATGTATATTTAGTCATTGCTTTGTTGTTTACAAATTTCTATTAATTTATCAATACAAGCATTCTCTGCTTCTTCGTAGGTTTTAAATGGAATACTACCATGAGCTGAGTTAGGAGTTCCATATATTTCGAACTCATGATATATGCCAATCTCTTCTTCATGAATCCAACTTGACAAATTAGCATACCATTCATGCTTCTCCCTAAACCATCTAAATACTTGCTGTTTAAGCGGGGCAAGAACAAAATCATCATCGTTTTTAAATAATTGCCATAAACTTCCTGTGTTTAGTAGTTTATTTTCAGCATCATACCACGCTAACACATCATCATCAAACCCTAATTCCTTTAAGGCTAATGCTTGCTCGTATGTTGCAAATTCTTTTTCCATTGTCTTATACATTTATGTGAATAAGGAAACTAATCTTACGCTTTAGTGTAGGATACTTCTCAAGTAACCATAATGTCAAAGGATCTTGCTCATCATCACCAATGTGAAACTCTAGGTAACTATGAACATTATGTCCTGTATGAACATCGAATCCAGCCACTATGTATTGGTGTAATTCTTCAGGTATCTCTGATAGTTTAATTACTGATTTAGTTATTGTTCTCATGTTAGCTTTTTAAAAATTCTGTTGAATAATCTATTGTTTCACGAAATCTTTGTTGTTGCCAACCATCTTTAACCCTGCGTCTTTTTTTATAGTCAATATATTTATAGAAACTATAATGACCTAACTTATGCAGTTGTAACCGCACACGTTTGTCACATTTATCACAAGTTGAATGCATTGTGCATTTATTGCCTGAGCGTTTGAATGTTTTGTCTAACACTCTTACATCATGCTCATGTTCACACCATGGACAAGCGGTATTTGATTCTTCGTATCCATGTTTGGATCTAATTATTTTTTCCATCCTGTTTTTTTCATATACCATACAACAAGCTTCAACATCTTTAGAACTATTCTAAATAGTTTATTCTCTATGTACATTTCCAATTTATTCCTCATCTTCTCCAAATAAATCATCACCTTTATAATCAGGATGATGTGTGTTCATGTGGTCTATTCCTACAGTCCATCTCCAGGCTATGAGCCCAGAGATGAGTGTAATAATTACTATTACTATTGCCATGTTTGCAAAGCAGTTTTAGGTGTATTAGTTTTAATAACTCGTAAGCCCCATTTTTCTAAGTATCGTTCTTTATCACGAAGATACTCCTTTTTCAACTCTTTGTCAATATGCTCAAAGGTTGATTGTACAGTGATTTTAGCTGTGTGCATGAATATAAATTTTAACTCTGTGCCAAAATAAAAATTGAGCAGGATTTTCCTGTTCATCGTACTGATCTTGTGCGAGTTGTGCTGCATCATATGCAACATCTCCAAAGGTTTTCATAAGCTCCTCAGCTTTTTCTACTTCTGACATATTAATCTAAGTTTTCGGGATCTAAATCTTCCATTACTTTATTCCAATCAATCCAATGTGGTTCTACCATTTGTTGTACTGGTTCACCACAATATGAAATCATCTTTGAATCTATAATCTCAGATGATTCATCGCCAGGATAACCTGATCCATCGCTATAATACATAACTGCTGGTTCGCTTGTGTGCTTCCATGTTACTTCTAGTTCACACCACAAATCATCGTTCTCTGGATGATAGCAGGTGACATAACTTGTTCCTTTAGCTGTAGACATTTCTGTGTGATTTAAAAGCACTACGAGATCTCTCCCGTAGTGCTAATGAATTAATCTATAATTTTAGAAATAAAACTCTGCTCTAATGTATCCTCAATGTTCTTACGAGCACGTGAAGAGGCTACATCTAGCTCAACTGTTGTAAATAGAAATTCTCTCACTGTATCACCAGCCTTTAATAATACAGAATGATATGTATCAGCAGAGCCTTTCTTTTTATTTTGGTTGATTACTTCAACCATTCTACCTACGCGTGTTTTAATAGACATAACTTTAGTTTTTAGATTAAAAATATACACGGAAATGATCTGCGTGAAGCTCTACCTTTTTAGCCTTACCTTGATATGTCATACCTTGTGGTAATGTTAATGGTTTTACTGTCTCTTCAATCACTTCAATTTTAGCTACAGGAGTTTCTACAACTTTTTTGATTGGTCGTTTATTCTTATTGTTAATCTTTTTACCATTTAGCTCACGTACTTTACTATAAACAGTATCTATAGATCTGCTTAATTTTTCTGAGTACACTTTAGCTAATTTAAAATCGCTTCTATACTCTTTGCTATTGATAGCATCTTGTAATTGTTGAATTTCTTTTTCTGTATAAAAAAACTTTGATCTTTTTACTTTTACTTCCTTTTTCATGATTTGTTAGATTTTTGCAAAGCAACACATTGCTGATGTGTCACAATACTTGATGAATAAATAATTACCTTGTTCTGTTGTAAACACTGTATGTGGTAGAGGTTCGAACACTTCCTCTGATTTTATTATTTTCTCATTTCTTGCACTGAAGAATGTATCTATAGTTTCCTGGATACCGATTCTTGTGCTAAACGTCATAATAAAATGGTCTTTGAATTTGGCTATATGTTCTCTTAAATAACGAACACTAGCACAGAAATCAAGATCATACAATGTATCTTCTTTTGATGAATCTGCTTTTAGAATATCTCCATACGTAAATGTCATTCTTACTTTCTGATTTAGTTTAGCAAGTTGTGACACCATTGTAGAGGGATCTGCTTCAAATATTTCAAACTCATTGTAACCTTTGGCTTTACACCACTCAATGTACTCATTGATATCAGGACCTGCTAGTCCAACTATGTTCTTAAACTTAAAGTGTCCTATTAAGAACTCTCTTACTGCTTTCTTCTGGGCAGCATCCATGTATGTGTGCTTTAACATAAGTCTATAGTTCTTCTAAACCGTCTTGTAATGTAACGTCCCAATCATCAATTAGATCGTGTTCTTCCCAATCTTCATCATCTGCATCGAATATATTATCCATTGATGTGACTACAACACGACCATCCTCTAATACAGGTTGGTTTGTTTCATCATCAAAGTATAATCCGATATATCCATCATCTTCTATATTAATGTAGTTCATGTCATCAACTGTAAAATCAAACAGTTGACCATCTTGCTCATAATATGCAATTTGATCTGGATATGCTACCACCTCTGGTGCAACATCTGGATTAGAATCTATAGATCTAATAAAATAAGGCTTAACAGGTAGTCCGTTATGCTGTAGATATTCTTCAATATCCCGTGGTAGCTTCTCAAGCTTTCTCAAATGCAAGTATGAATGCTCATTTATAGTGACATTCATAGCAAACAGCATTCCAACCTCCAATTGTGGAGGCTGAAATGAGTTGTAGATTAGTTTTACAGGTTGATATCCCATGTTATAAATCTCTTAAACGTGCTAATTTAGATTCTAATTCTGCAATCTGTGCAATCCTTTGTTTTTCTAATACATCAGCTTGATTTTTTTCATATTCGAATAAGATAGCAAATGTTTTATCATACATAGTTTGTAGATCTTTATCCGTCAAATTAGTATTAAAACTAATAGATGTTTCATCTGTTCCTCTTAAATTATGAACAGTTAGTCGCGTATCAAGATCATAATACATGACAAAGAAATCATATCCATCTGTGCAATAAGCTCTAAGACCACCACCGAAGTCAACATAATTATTGACTGGTGCAATATCTGCACGTTTTACATAATCTCTAGCATGAATAGTTAAATCAGTTAAGAATTTAATTTGCTTTTTCATCTTTGTCTTTTAATTTAACTTTAACAACTTTGTTTTCTTTAAGATCTCCAATGAGCTCATCTTTGTTATCTTTCATGAACTGTTCAAATCCACCAATGATATCTCTTGCTATATCAGTTTCTAACATCTGTAGTCTAGCTTCAGATGTTTGTAATTGTAGAAAACGTACATAAGCGATACCTACCCAAATTGCACAATTCAGACTAGTTAAATAGTCTTCCTTTGTAAACATCTGGTACACATACAAACCAAACACTACCCAATGCAGTGCGTGTAGGAAGAATGATCTTCCTGATCTTTCAATTGCAATCTTCATTTGTAAAAAATTTAAAGTGTGAGAAAATAAAAGAACTCAAGGATATAATCCAAGAGTTCTCTGAACCATTATTCATTTAACCAATTACTTTTTAAGCTTTATTTTACTAAAAATAGAGCCTACATTCTCTACTGGAC